GGCCTCGTCTAATAGGAGCCATCGAATCGGTTTGGATTGAAGTTTGGAGGGAGAATTGGAACCAGTCACAACAAACGGCATCGAGGGGAAATTGATTTCGAGAGAACGGATTTCCCTGTTGGCGGGGAGTTGCATTGCGACTGGCTTACACCGCATAAGGGTTGGCCAAAGTCGTGTCCTACAAAAAGTCGCTGCTTCGTCTTGGGCAGCCGTCACCCACATCATTGGCCCTGCATCCTCGCTTATAGCCCAACAAACAAGATTCATAATGGTCTGTGTCTTGGCCGACTGAGCCGAACACATCACGGCAATGTCAGTCACTCGATTGTCGGCGAACACTTCCATTAATTCCTTCACCCACGGAGAGGTTGAAGAACGCCAGCGACCCGGAAATGGCGAGGTCTTATCCACGATAATATTCTCCTCGCACCATTCCCAAGGAGTACGGCGATCACTCGGCCTCCAAGCCGAGGTTATCGCATCTTCGATTCTCGCTAATCCTTTTGATTCCATTGTTTTTGTAATTGCGACAACGCCTCATCCACAATTTCTCGAAGACGGATTTCCGCCTCTGGAACAGATAATCCGACAACTTGCGGAGCGGAATTAGACGGAAGGGCTAATAAAACTTTCTTGGCGTTCTGTACCATCAGAACATACATCGCTTCCACATCGTCATTATGCGTGTACTCGCCACGCCTTACCGCCAGATCAAACTCAAGCCTTTGGTTTTGTAATAGCAGACGCTTGGCTTCGAGCTTTAATTTAGAATCGCCCGTTTCCCCGTCCTCATCGGACACCTTGAAATTGTTATCGTTAGCCCACTTCCTCCATTCGGTGACGCTATATCGACCATCCGAGGCCGTCCTAGGATTCCCCTCGATCTTTAGCCACCTTTGAATGGTCTTTCGGTTTACGCCGAGTTCCCTCGCTAGGTCGGTCTGGTTTTGTACCCACGCTAACCCAATAGGCGAATCTGCATCGGACGAATCGACATACCCTTGGACTACGGATAGTTCCACATTGGAGAGGGTCTTCCCATCTTGAACCTTGCGTACAATATTAAGGATGTTCCGACGGAGAATCCTATCGGCTACATCGGACTCCCTATTAGCAGTAGATTCGTCCTTCCTTTCTTCTTGACCCATTTCTGGTGGGTATGTATGGTTCATATATGGCAGTAGTTCAGCACGCTATTTCAATAAGGCAACCTTTTGCTTGGCTTATCCTTGCTGGTATCAAGGACATCGAGAACAGGGGTTGGAGGACTAAATACCGAGGGCGGGTCTATGTCCACGCCCCTAGTGCTTGGAACGAAGAGTTGGCAAAAGACTTTTCCAAGTATGGATTGCCAAAAGAAAACACCGAACTTTGGCCAAATGGACTTGGATTCGGCGGAATCTTGGGTTCCGTCGAAATTGTGGATTGCGTCGATAGCCATACTTCGCCTTGGTTTACTGGGAAATATGGTTTCGTTCTAAAGAATCCGATTATTTTTGCGGGAGGCTTGGCTTGTTCAGGTCGATTGGGGATATGGGAGGTTCCCCGTATGACTCTTTTGGAACTCCCAAAACTTCAAGCAGTATGTCTCCCTTCACATACCTCTCGTCGTCGGCGACTCCCAACTTCTCGTTAAGCAATTCCCGCTCGTTTGAGTTTCTAAAAATTACGATTGAGTAAAAGCGTAAGTCGTCCTTGGCTCTGGATAGGTCGCACATTCTGGCATACGCCCCCTTTACATCCTCAAGGTTCTTACTGCAATCCTCCAACATCTTCCCCTTCTCGGCTGAATCGTCACCGAAAAGTTTCAACATATCCACGCTGTTAAATCCAGCGTTCTCCAGAATGATGGTATCCTCTTCAAGTAACTCCTTAACCTTCTCCCAATCGAAGTCTCCCGCCACGGAGGGCGTGTTAAGGAGAATGTTCAACTCCTTTTCCCTTTCAAGTGCAACATCCACAACCGCCACCGACATCTGGTACTCGGCTTTTCCCTCAAGGGAATCGAGGGCTTTAATCCGCTGATGGCCACCGACGATATGCCCAGTTCTTTTGTTCCATACGATTGGCTGTACTAGGCCGACATTCTGTAAGGCAAGTTTTAGCCTTCGCTTTGCATCGTCCGTTATGGAGCGAGGATTGTAGGGGGCATTTTTAATTTGTCCCCTCTCAATGGTTTGAATGTCGAACTTTTGATATTTGGTTATGCTAGATTCCATAGAACTCCCTTCGTTTGACCGCTGCTTTGATGAAGGGAAACCACTTCTCCATTGCGTCAAAACTCTCCCGTTGCTCCTTATAGAGCCAACAAAGTGCGTCTTGCCCTAGGCCGACACCATTTGTGACCCCCTTGGTTTCGCTATTAGGCAGGGGGATTTTGGAGATTCGTAGGTAGTTAAGCACATCCTGTTTCGACCAGTTTCGCAATGGGTGATAAACATTTTCCCAAAAAGGATTCCCGCCCATTTTAATGTTCGAGAAAAACTGCCTCCGTGGGAGGCCATCTGCGTCCTTCATTCCCGTCATCACGGGCATATCAATCTTATTATATAAATAGATCAGCCCCGTCATATACATCTCGGCCAAGGTTCTGGTCTTGTACTTGGCTAGACTATATTGCGGGTGACAAAAGTTTCCGCATTGTTGGGCTTGAAAGAATCCGTCCGAGGGATAGCTGACAATGTTTACTGGCCATCGCTTCTTGGCAAACTCCAACTGATTTTCTAGGTACGGGAGATCGGGGCAGATAAAAAAGTTAAATGCAGTAAACTTGGGTACTACTTTCGACACCAACTCCATTACGGCTAGGGAGTCCTTACCCCCGCTGTATGCAACACATATATGTCCCCCATTCCGTTGGGCGACATCTTCTATAAGGCTTATTGCCCCTGATAGTTTTTTGACTGGGAACATAAAAAAAGCACGGCCTCTGAACGGAGGCGGTCAGAGGCCGTGCTAATACCAGTAACTACTTATTTGCTGTCCGAACCGAGAGAGTTTTTAGAGATAAGTTTCGCCCTAATCGCAGCGTTCCGAAACGCTTTGGGAACCTTAATGGAACCCTTACCACTCTTCTTGTAGCTTCCAAGTGCTCCACGGGTATTCTTGATTCTGCTGGATGTTGCCATATATCGTGTACCTCCTTTGTAGGGGTCTGATGTCAACTAGCCGATGTCCGATGCGTATATGATGAGGCTATAAGGCTCCCTCGCCCGCCTCCATTCCCCCATTGCCACCATTCCCCCTAGGGGGAACCCGTAACTTGTGTAAGTCGTTGATGGTCAATAGGCTATGAAATCCCCCTAGGGAGAATAGTCGTCGTAAGTCGTTGATACTCAATATGATAAAAATGGTCTCCTAGGGGGTTTTATCTTGTATATATAGTGCATATACCTTACACTCTTCATAGTTCTTTCACATCCCCCCATCTTTTGAAACTACCCCCCGCCCGATTACGGGACTCCGAAAAGGGGGCAAGTCAAAAGACCAAATGGGCATCGAATCAAAAACAGATAGTGCGGGAGGTTTACGAAATTGAGAGTTTCTCGCCTAAGACTGAAACGACGGATAGCGACACATTCAAGGTCTCGCATCAAACATCCCAAGTCGTCTTAGACTTCGCCAGCCGAAGCGTAAATAGTGAGATACAAAAACACAAGCAACACAAACTCCAACTAGGTCTTCTGGAAAGAGGGGTTAGGAAAAGTACCACTATCAATTAGCGGTTCGATACAAATTGGAATGGTGAAGTAAAGGTTAGCACATAATCAAACGCAAACTAAGCCTATCGGCTCTGCGGTTCGACCAACGCTCTCCCCCAAACCGAATATCTGCACACGATAAGTGAGGACTGCAACTCGACCACTCCCGTAAATCCCCTGACCTTCGAGGTAAAAGCTCAAAGTTGTAGAAGGGGGGATGTAATGCGACCTATCGCCGTTAGGCGGTGGAGAGTCCCAAGTCTCTAAAAACGCAGAGGGGTAACACTAACAAAAGGAAACAGCAAATATGAAAACACCTAAAATGACTCGCTCACACTTCCAACTCATAGCCGACACCATCAAAGATTTCGGCGACGGCGAGTACAAGTCGATGGCTCATTGCCTAGCCAATGAGTTCGCCCAAAAGTTAAGGGCGACCAACCCGCAGTTCAAACGAGAGGTCTTCCTCCGTGCTTGCGGGATTGACCCAGTACAGACCCACCGAGTCGGATTTTGCGGATAACAATAAAAAAAAGGAGAAAACAAAAAGTGAAAACAGCAACACTAACGAAACCCGCCAAGTTGAATCTCGGTGGGCTAAATAAAACGACCTCCGCCAGCAAAAAGGCGGGGGTCATCCTCCGTGGGTTTGAAAAACTCGTGGAGGCTTTCACAGAAGCTAAATCAGCGTTCCAAGTCGCCGAGGGGCGGTTGGAAACGGCGAAAGCCGAGTTGGTCGATGCTTCGTTGCCTAAGTTCTACCAAGAGGCCAAGGGTGAATCCTCGGCCACACTTGCGGGGCTAGGCAAGAACGCCACGCTGGTCATTCCAAATCGTTACAAAGTTCTGGATGACGAGATGGCTAAAGATGCACAGGACTCAATCGGGGCGAAGGTCTTCAACCAATACTGGGAGCAGACCATCAAACTCTCGATCAAGTTCGACCTAGTCGAAGGCAGTAAACGGCAAGCCTTGGTAGATGGCTTGCTCAAGCTGGCCGAAGAATTGGACATTCCGACATCTGGTGTTGATAGCCCGATCTCGGTTAGCGAAGGGGTCGCCCCCAACGCCCAGTTCCACGAAGAGAGGTTCAAGCTACCGCTCAAGACAATCCTCGCCGTTCACCAACACGGCGGATTGGGAGGATATGTCCGATGAGCGACACCCTATACCTCATCCACACAATCGCCAGTTTCAACCTTCTAGTGATGGTTGGCTGGTGGCTTGCGACAAACATTCGCCGTGAGTTGAAGAACAGAAAATAAACTTAACAAAAAGGAAACAGCAAATATGGCAACAGCATTAAGAAACGCAAACATCAACGAAATTATGTCGGCTATTATCAGTAATGACCAATTCATTGCTGATGTCGCCAAAGATATTAATATCGACGAGGCCGACATTCAGAAGCACACCAATCCTCGGTTCGATAGGATTGATTCGGCGGTGGCTCGACTGACTCACTCCACAAACGATATGGTAGCAGACCTTCGCAATAAGGTCGGCGAAATCGAACCTCTCAAAACGGCAATCAGTAAAATTGATGCCATTGAAAAAGAAGTAAGCGGTGGGATGAGTAAAATCGCCCCCATCGTGGCCAAGGAGTTGACCAAGGACAAAATCCTTGAGGCCTTGCAAGGCTCGGTGGGTCGCTCGGTGTTATCGGGAGTGAAGAACGGGACTACCCTGCCCCTTCCCTCCCTTCGCCCAGTCGCCACCGAATACTGCTCGGCAACCTCCACTAGCGAGCTTATCCGCCGTTCTATTAAGGCGGGTCGGCATATGATGATTAGCGGTCCCGCTGGTTCGGGCAAAACCTACCCGCTCCATCAAGAATTAAACGCAATCAAACGACGACACATCACCATCTCTTGTGCCGATGGCGTGTCTTATGGCGATCTGATTGTTCGCCAAGAGTTGCGTTCCACCCCGAAAGGCAATGAGACCATCTGGCGGTTGGGTCTTCTGCCCTTCTGTATGGAGAACGGCATCGTCCTCGTACTGGACGAAGTTGACCAGTTGGCTCCCGAACTTCTGCAAGTGTTAAACGCTTGTTTGGAGTCGAGAGAGTTACTCATCCCCGCCACGGGCGATGTTATTAAAGCTACCGATACTTGGCTAGTCGGCGTAACGCTCAACTCTTTGCGAGACGACACGGGCGTTTACTCTGGCTTCCGAGTTGACGAGCGTACTTGTCAACGCTTCGCCTTCATCCCCGCCGACTATCTTCCGATAGCCGAAGAGAAGAAGGTAATTGAGTCGGCCACGGGAGTGACTGGCAAAGCAGTCGATGAGGTTGTGAGTATTCTCACAGTCTTACGGACGGCTCACTTCGCTGGTCGCCTCCGTGGTGCACCCTCCACCCGAATCGCCATCAAATTGATTCGAGTGATGAACGGGCTGAACGACGAGAACAAAAAAGTGGATGGGGCAATGTCGCTGAACACGGCGTTGTCTTACTGCTACTTGGGCGGGATGCCTAAGTCACAGACCGCCGAGGCTGTTCAAGCCCTCCAGCAGACAAGCGTTACCAACACAATCGGTAACGAGTTGGCCAAACAATTCAGCATCTAACTAATAGGGGTTCCCCTCCCATCGCCTTAAACGATGGGGGGGGTCTCCAGAAAGGATACCTTATGAAAACCAGAGTAAGTCCCCTTGGTCGTGCAACGGCCAAGAAACGCAGAATCGTGTTACACAATCTTGAAAAGTATGTGATGTCCTACGCTCATCAACGCACTCAGCCACCCGTCAATTCCGTAATGGATTTGTGGCACGAGGGTATTGTGTGGGACGGGACGGCACGCCTCGCCCCCTCGATCATCCAGATGATGCGTTCTGCCGAGTCGCATCCCATCACCAGAAAGTACGCAGAAAAAGCCTACAATCTGGTACTCCGCACCAACCCGTTAGCAACCTCATCGCCTCACAGCATATCCAAGACGAGAAAACGGGAGATTCTCGCTCAAGTGATGCTTACAGAAATGAGAAAGTGGAACAAAGGCGGAGGCATCTCAATCTGGGTTCAGCAACACTTCACCAAAGGCGACCCCGCCAACTGGGCGATCAAGCCCAGCACCGGTGGTAATCGAACCTCTAAACAAAAAGACGGCATCGCTCTGGAACAGCCTCACGAGATATGCGGGGGCGGTGGCAGGGGGACAACGATTGACTACAAGACGATTCCTCTCAACTCCTCCATCCCACGGCGTTCTGCCGTCAAGTTGGATACGGGTCGGTGGAATATGTTGGGTCAATCCATCGCCGAATCCGCCAACGCAACACGCCGAGCTTTTGTGAAGCGTGACTGCGACAACGGGATGCTTGACTCACGGAAACTCACCGAGATTGGTAGTGGAGTAAATCTTGACCGAGTGTTTATGCAACAGAAGCCCGCACGCTCGCAAAAGATTTCGGTGGAACTCCTAGTCGATGTGAGTGGCTCGATGGAGACGAGAGACCAGAATACCAACGAGCAAATCATCACGACGGCTGCCTCAATGTGTAAGGCAATCGTCGAGGCTTTCAATAAGGCCAGAGTCGATTGCAAGGTCTATGCCTACAACCACAAGACTTTTGTGGCCAAGGAATACAAGACCCGCCAAGTCTCTTGGGAGAACTTGTATTGCGACGGCAAGACTTATATGGGGCACGCAATGGATACGAGTCTTCGTTCCCTTCGTGTTCGCAACGCCGACAGAAAGCTGATGCTCGTCATATCGGACGGCGATGCTGGCGTAATGGCATCTGATGTCGCTGTGACGGCTCGCACCCATCGAATTGAAACTTATGGATTCTTCATCGGCGTACCCACGCCCGATGAGATCAGCAGAACATTTACCAAAGCCTTCGGCGAGTTATCGCCCACGGCTTGCGTGAACGAGGTATGCGGAGCGGTTCGCCGTAGCCTCGCAGTAGCATAACAGAACCGATAAGGAGAAACAGCATATGGCACAACTGGTACGGGCATCGGCAATGAAATCAGACGACACGATTGTGTCGGCAGTCATCAAGCGAATGGAATCCCAAGGAACCAAGTGGGACTTGGACGATTACTTCGCTCCCATCTACACCAGACTCAAGCAACTCGAAAAAGTCGCTGGTCTGGAATGGGTGGAAAACAAAAAGAAAGAGGTGAAGAAATAAAATAGGTAATGCGGGGCGTGGCTCAAATAAGGCTTGAACGCCCCGCATCACTTTAAGGAGTAACCAATGAAATGTAATTGCAAAAAAGGTGTTTGGCGTGACAACTGCCCAGAGTGCGAAGGCACGGGCATACGGATTGACTGGAGAAAGTTTCACCGAAAGAAACAACTCAAGAAGTGGTCAACAGCAGATGTGGTAAACGCTCTTTTTGACAAAGGGTTTCAACAATACCACAAAAACAGAAAGTCAATATGAGCGGTTGTTATTACGACGGCTACGCAAATTGTGTCGGTGTCGATTCAGTCACCAAACGGCTTTATAGCTACCCCGCCCGTCCATCAAACGGCGGAAACCTTATGCTGTCTGGTGCAAAGAAAGGATGGCTCTACCAACCCAAGATAAACGGGTGGAGGGCGATCTTTGATGCCAGCACCGAGGAGGTGTGGAATCGGCACGGCAAACTTTTGACGACCCCCTTCCCCGCCAAAGGGAAGTACGAGTTGTTGCGACTTGCCGAAAAGACGGGATGGAATTGGTGGGATTGTGAATTGGTGGAACGGCGAACCAAGTTGAAGGGCAAAATTATTGTCCTCGATGCAATGGACGCTGACCTCCCGTTCATTCAACGCTACCTCACCATCCAGTCTCAAGTGCCGACCATTCATATCGGCAAGCCTTGGGAGGTCTTATCCGCCCTTCCAACGCTGGAGTCAGACAAAGCGGAAAAGTTGTGGATGGACGGCCTCGCCTACAATAAGTCACACGGAGACGAGTTGTATGAAGGCGTAGTCGCCAAAAAGCGAGACTCGATCTACCCGCAACAGAAAATAACACCAGACCGAGTGTTCCCCTATTGGGTGAAACATCGGTACGCAGACTAACACTCAACCGAAAGGAAACAGCAAAATGAAAACAACCCAAATGGAATTGTTTACACGCCGAACTTCAAGCGTCATTTACCAACGCTTCCTTATGAGGAGGAGATGGATAAGGCGAAGAAGCAATTAGCAGAAGTCCAGAAGCTAGTGTACGACTTGGCCAGACAGAAAACGGCTTGGCTTACTGGCGAAATGTATAAGGAGGGGCACGAATGATTCTCCATACATTGCGAAACATCCCGCTCGCCCGTGTTGATCGAACGATGGCAATGGCCTACTCGCTGAACCATTTCGGTGATACCAGAATGGATTCAGTTTTTGTATTAGGTGCATCCAATAGAGGCATCGGGTTTGTAGGCAAGAGCTTCATCGTAAAAACGGGGTCAACACATCGGCTTCCCGTGGAGGAGTATTGGGAGACCGATCTTCACTTGCCCCCAACGGCGAGGCTTGGATTGTCGGGCTTCGGGCAGACTCCCGAAGTTTGCACTTGGTTCCACCAGAAGTTCTCCAAGTTGATTATGAGAAATATCAACTCGGCGATACTTAAAGCCAACAAAACGATACCCAAGGAGGTGAACCTTCGGATGCTGGGAACCAACGATGGCCAGCCCCATATGGTCGCCGACTTCTTAAAAGAGTGTTGCACTCAATTAAGTGGTCAAGAGGAGAGTGGGGAGAAGCCTCCGATTTCCTCGCACGATATGACGCTTGCGATGGCGGTTTGGCATACCTACTCCAGAGAAATCTGTGCGTACAACGACGGGATGCCCGAAAGGGATTCCAAGAACGGGCTTATGGCACGGCTCGTACTCGAAGCGTGGTCGCTGTCGCAGATTGGGCAGTCACTATGAAACTCGACGAATCGCCACACAACTCTGCCAACTATGACAAACCCAAGTGGGTTGTCACATCACCAGACGGCATCCCGATTGATGGGGAGCATACAAGCTACGACTCCTACGGGTCGGCTTGTTACTACCTAGGCAGATGGGTTAGCCGATACACGCCTCAAGGGTATTACAGAACGGCGAATGGAGGTCACATCCCCTTGGATGAGATCGTTAACCATTGCCGATTGTTCTACTCGCCGAGGCCACTTGGGGCAGACCCACAGAAAACAAAAAAACAAAAAGGAGAAACAGCAAATGGAAACACTAGCAATAACACTAGAAAACTACCGAAGTCTAAAGGCTCGGTATGACGCAGAAGCGGGTCAAACACACGACCCCACAAAGGGCAACTGGGAGTTCACTTGGACTCCCCCCACACCAAATGCGAAACCGCACAAGTTCATTGGGCGGTACGCATTTTATTTATTGGAGAGTATGAAAAACATACTAGAAAGGACAGGTCAGCTATGAAGCTAATAGCTATTAGGCCAGATCAACAAAAGGTGGGCATCGAATCCATCGACCCCGCCAAAGACGAGTTGGAGCAGTTACAAGAAATCGTCTCTCCACCCGTTGAAAATCGAGGGCGTGGCTACCTTGAGCTAGGCTACACCTTCCCACCGCAAAAGGACGGCAATAGCCTCTCCCTTCTTGTGGATGAAGAGGGGCTTATCAGTCCAAGAACGGAGGGCGGATTCTATTTGAAAACGCCTAACGGAAGTAACCTTGTCTTTAGCGGGCGAGGTATTATTTGCTGTTATAATGGGGAGGGCGAAACCATTTCCCTTCCCGACAGCGTGGATACGGATAAGATCATCCAATCCATAACCCTAATGAACCCGCAGGGGCTTGCCCTTGCATATGAAGCAAAAAGAATGGAGGCATATGAATAAGAAACGCAAAAATAAACACAAAACAAAAGTGACACCCGCCCAGCAACACATCATAGACGCATTTCAAAGGCGTAATAGCGAAATGCTTACCCGTACCCGCAACGAAGCGTTGGAGTTGTTTCAGTCCCCCCGTGGGCGGTACATCGTCGGTCAGGCGTTGTACATCGCTTGCGAAAAATTGAAAAACTCTGAACCGAGTAACGCATCGCATATGCGTTTTCTTGGAGAAAAGCTCTTCGGGATAGGCTGGCACATCGAAAGCACAAAAAAAGTCATCCCAAGTCTTATGAGAAAGGCGGTGGCCAATGCCAAGTAAGTACAAGCAATTCACCGAGGCCGATAAAAAGATCATCAAAAAACTGGTCAAAAAAATCGGAAGCGATGGGCACACAATATGGAAATCCAGCGTGCTTAAAGATGCGGGGGCTGGGGCGTTTATTGAACGCTTCGAGGAGACAATCACCTCCTCCAAAACCGACCCCAAATATGCGATCACGCATAACGGCAAACTGGTTAAAAAACTGACGGGCGTTCACGGCCTTCGTGTTTTGATGGCCATTTGCGGTGACCTCGACTTGAAGTTCGAGGATAAGTTTGGGCGAGGCTCGCAAGCACGGGCTTGCACCTCGGCCATCGAAGGTTGGCTTGAGACTGGAATAAAATCTGGTTTCGTTTCCGCCTAGATATGGTCTAGTGCGGTAATTATGTCCTCTTTCGTTCTACCCGAAGTGGACATAAACTTTTTAAGCTCATTACAAAATCTCCTTAATCTTTCCGAGCGAGCATAGAGTCTTTTAGGAGTGCTCGGACAATCCCTCTTACATAAGTCACACCCTTGGCGACTACCCCGCCAGCAGTCTTGGGTAAGCTGAAAATCCTCTTGGTTATGCGGTCTTGACCACGACGACCCCTTAACTGGCTTTGCCCTAACCTCCCCCGCCCATCTTAATTCAAAAGGAACCTCCTTAATTATTACCCTACTGCCAATCGCTATGTCGAAAGTTCGATTATTCCACATAGGGCAAAAGCGATAATGAGGCATACATCTGAATGATTAGAAAAAGACCACTAATGCTACAATAAAAAATTGGGTGTAAAACACCACAAGGTGTTGAACACCAGCACATTATTATTGATCTATACTGGGGTGTGGGTACTGGTATCTATGCCCAACAAACGCCATCCTGCCCGAAAGTTCATCGGATTCTGGGGCACAACTACCCTCAAGGATAAAATTAAAAAGTACGCATCAAAAAAGAATAAAAATCTGTCTGTCGTGATAGCAGAAATCCTATTGGAATATCTGACACGGGCTGGCGTAGAGCTTATCCCTTTTGGGATAGCGTGTGCATCCACGCTGGAGGAGTTTCTTGGTTCTGTAATTTAATCAATTCCATCTTCAATTCGACGATCATTTCCTCCAGCCGATTGATCTCACACATATAATCTATGGCCGTTTTCATTTAACCCTGCCCGCATCCGCAGCAGCCCCCATATCGCTATAAGGTAATAGCTCCTGTGTCGGTTCCGCCTTATAGGAGGGTTTACAGGAGGACAGGAACAGGGGTGACAGCAGGATACACATTCTGGACAACTGATACGCCGAAAGTACCGCCCTTGCAACCGCTCGTAAGGCGTGTTGGTGGGCTGATTCCTTGGTGTCTTTACTCACCCCATCCAAGATGGCGATGGCTTCATTGGCGTGACGGGCACAGCGGAATAGATGCCATTTTGGGTTGGCCTCCGCCCCCATATTCCACCCCCCTGCACGATGCTTTCGGGTACGCAAACCCTCATCCATAAGACACGCCATTACTCCCGATGCGTAACGGGCAAGTTCCGTGGTGTTAGGGGTCTTGTGTTGTATTACTTTTTTCATTTGCTTCCATTTCTTTTTTTGAATCTACCCAACGCCTTATGAACCTCTTTTATTGTGCGTGTCAGCCTGACCTTGGGTACTCCTCCCTCTAAATAAAGTTCGGCATATCCCTCATCTAAAAGATATTGCGTGGCACGAATCCGTAACTCTTCCCGAGTCCATTTTTTCTGTTTCATATGTTTGCATTTGGCCTCTTGGCTCTGACTTTCTGGGTGTGTCAAAGGTGCGACATAATCCCATAAGGCCACGCTTATGGACTTTCCTATAAGCTGTTTTGAAAGTACCTCTATGTGAGGCATTTGCGTTACGCCGTCAGACCTCCTTATAGGCTTCACAATGGGACATCCTTTTTTGGAGCACTCTCAGGTAAAAACCACGGTGGTCTCCGACCCGCATTTACAAGAGCGACTAATAGATTCCTTACCATTTTATGCGACATCAACGCTCGTCGATACCTCGTGATTAATTCTCGTGGTGTAATTTCAGAGTGAGTGACTGGCCGTGGTTTCATATAGCGATGTATGTAGTTTGGGCGTGATGTTCTCTCATCATATCGAATCACACTCCCCTCCCCTCGCCAACTACTCGTGACGAAGACCGCCTTACCCCTACCCCACCACCCTACCACCCTACCCTCCATACAATGCTCTGCCCTACCCTACCTACCCCCCCTTTATAGGGGTAGGGGTAGGGCAGGCAGTACCCTACCAACTGCCCTACCTGCCCTACTTCCACCCTACTAGAAGTCGTCATTGGCGATGTCCTCGGTAGGTGTGACACGATAGGTTTTTGTCAGTTCATCTTTCACACATAGTTTTCGTATATGATCTTTCCATATGGTCTCGATGGTACGCTTGGACTTGGCTCCGAATACTTTTTTGATCTCATCCATTATCTCCCCATAACGCCTAGGTGATGCGAGGTACGCTATGATCTTATCCACCTTGGAAGACACGGGCTTGGCGGTCATTGGTGCGTTTGCCCCCTCTGGTAGAAAGTCCACTTGATTCCAACATATCGAATCAGGAGCGTGTTCTAGGAATATGGCATTGGATGGTTGGCCGTGAGCGTCCAACATACCCGCACGCTTACCCCGCTTGGATAAGGCGAATTGGTACACATCACGCTCACGATCAGCCCTCATTAGTGAGGCCGTTTCCCGTGCCCAATTCGTTAGCTCTGATGAACCGAATCCCACATAGGCCATATCCTTGGTCGTCCAGTTAGAGCGGGCTTTGGGGTCATTGGAGGGCTTGGGTGTATGGTGAGTCCATATCCATATAGCTCCCGTGGACAATAGAATTGGATTGAGCCAGTTGCGTAAGAACTTTGAGACCACATCTTGTCGGCTCACATCATCAGCCAGATAGCTCATCAAAGGGTCGCCCCACACGATGTCGGGCTTGTGCCTCTCAATGAGTCGGCGGGCAATGTCGATGAAACCTTGCTGAGTGTGTATAGTATCCCGATATATGCTTATTTGATCTGCAATGGCCTTATCTGAGGGGTTTAACCCCAAACCACTACAAACCCCTTGAAACATCTCTGCCATATCGCCTAGGTCATTCTCCGCTTGAATAATGAGGCTTTTGAGGGGTCGATTGTCCCGTGGGGCAATCCCAAAGGCATCCTTGCCCGTTGCCCAAGTAAGAGCTAACTGCATTAGGAGGGATGATTTACCGATACCCGATTGGCCAGCGAACAACATAGAACCACCACGGCACAGCCATCGTTTACCTAATACCGAGTTGGGGTCGGTTGTGGGGTCGAAGGTGGCGAGGTCGGCAATG